GCGCGGACAAGCATGTTCCTCATTAGGTTCCAACTCAATAACATCTTGAGATTTTGGACCACTAAGAGGAAATCCCCTGCTTGTCGCAAGATTCATACTATCAATGAAACGTTTGCCATCAATGCCGGAAACAATTTGTACTTCCGTCAATGGCTTCAATTCCTTCAGATAATAATCATATTTGCTCTCGAGCATGTCTGCAATAGGCAAAATATAATCCTGTTTAGCACGCAACAATAACGTGGGAGGAACTCCACTGGAAGGATTCGCCGAATAAACCAACGATGCCCTCCATGGTACCCAAGCCTGATGACCATTTGGTCCCCTAAACTTGGGTGGGCCCCACTTATTAGGGACCTTCGTCACCTCGTGTACTGTATCAGATATAATACTAGGAGTGACTTTGCTAATGGCAGTAGCACGGCCATTGCAAGTTCCTAAGATTTCCAAATTACCCTGTTCAAGGAAATTTAATGGACTCTTAGGATGGATATGATCACCTATAATATGATCGATTCCATAAGAGTGATGCTCCTCATTAGCATCGGCGGCTTGAGTGGAAATTCCGTCAAGCGCCATGCGGTCTAAGGCACTTTGTACCTCCCGTCTCAAGACGGTGGCACTAATACCATAGTCCGTGTTCGTGCGTCCGCCCAAATGAAATCCGCCAATATATGGTGCATTTTCATTCACGCACAAGACACCAGTACATAAACCATCGAATGTATTTACAGGTGTCAATTTGTCATCAATCTTTTCTTGTAAATGGTATTCAGAACCATTGAAAGTACGTAGAGTACCGTTCTCATCATCATATAACCCGTTATTAACAATTTTAGGGTTTAATGTGACGTAAAACTTACTCAATATACCTTCTTTGCTTCGGTACAACATTGAAGACTGAGTCTTACCCTTAGGCAAAACGTCAGGTAAGAAATTAACCATATTCTTAATAGAACCACTATTTGGGCAATCTATCAAGGCCAGATCATGTGCACCAATGCGCTGCACAAAGTCCTGGCTAATCACAGTGTCAAACTTATGATTGACGACATCAGACTCGCGACGAATAATCTCCAACTTTAACGTGGAGGTTCCTGCGCGAGCAAACGCTCTATCTAGCACATGCATAGGCATGATTAGCCGATTTGAACAAATCAAAAATCCATCTGAACAGTAACCGGCGGTGCGTACACAACACACCGACCTGGCCACATGGTTTTCCAAATGGGTTTGATTGGTAACCTTACCCAAAGGTA